ATGGCTACAAAGTATCAGGCGGAATTAGCGTTGAAAGCATTAATCACCGAAATGAACGAGCAAGGTATGGACATTCATTCACTCGTAGATAGTGCTATTGCTCGCATGCATACCAAACACATGTACGTGAAAGAAGACTCTCACCGCGAGAAAGGTGGCGCTGAAGATGCTCTCCACACAGTTGTAAAAAGTCTGGTCGTTAAATATTCTCCACCCCGAGCAAAAACCGATGGTGCTAAACCATTAGGCATTGAAGATTTCTAAATTCAATAAATCGAAGTGGTAACCCATAAGTGGCAGCAAAATTTTTCAGTTTTGTAGTAATCTCATCACCTCTAAAACCCGCGCCAGTTCTGGTTCTGCGGGTTTTTCTTTTCTTGCTGTCATGCCCTTAACTTGATCCTTCCAACTCACGTAAAATAAAAAATCCCCTTTAATATCTGATTGTTATGATTTATCGCCGATCCTTTTTAGATCCTCAAAACTGAAAAAACCTGAAATTCCTTTCAATCTTTTCAGTTTGAGACTTTCACCAAAACCCCAGCAGCGGCGCGGGCTGGCGTACCCGTTTGTAGAAAAATAAAACTGAAAAATGTTTATGATCCGAAAACCGCAGGCGGGTGCGGTGTAGCGCCGATTTTGTCATGCGGGCGTTCATTTTGTGCGTGCGCTGGCTGCGCCTGCGGGACGTGGTGAAGCGATCTATTTTGATGTGACGTGCGGCGTGTTATGGATGTGGCTCGCCATATGGCGTGTTTTATGCGGGTTTGCGCGGACACAAAAAAGCCCGCTTGCGGCGGGCTGGTTTACGTGACGTCGATTATCCTATCACTGGCCTGTATTTCGTCTGTAATGCGCCTGACCGTGTGCCGGTTGCCGCGATAGCCGCTGCGTTAAGCGGCGTGCCGGTGTTCACGTGGGTATGTGCGGCGGTTTGTGCTGCCAGCTCCTGCACCACGTCCAGCGTGTCTAACATCAGTTGCATGACGTTAATCTGCTGGCTACCGACCCACACCACAGGCGCGATGATGTCCTGACGCGCTCCGGCTATGCTGCTGCGGATTTGCCCGATTTTCTCCATCAGGCTCTGGCCAATATCTATCGTTGCCGATTTTCCGACGCTGGCCACATAGCCCGCTTGCGTCGCCAGGCTGTAATCTCCTTGCGCTATCTGCACAATCGCACCGGCCAACAACGTGGCCGTGCCTAACACGCGGGTTTTATCCGTGGCCTGTATCGTAGTTTCCCTGGTCACGATGGTGCGCTGCTCGTCGTCAGCCGTCACGATACGGCGCATAGAGGATTCATTGATCGCCTGGTCGGTCTGCCGTACCCAGTCCCCCGCCACCGTCACGCGCTGCGACACTTCCGCCCGCTGCTGCTGTAGCTGTTCGCCAGGCTTAACATCCGGCAAGCTATGACCCTGCGCCAGTGTCTGCCGCACAAACGGCTTATCCGGACGCCCCTCAGTAAACCCGATTTCTACCAGCGTTCCCGCATGCGGAAACTGAAACATGCCCGATTCACCGCCCGCCATCGGCACCGGCAGCGGCACGGCGGGATAAATAGGCGTGTCTTTGGCCGGATTGCCGTCAGCGTCCAGCAACTGCACATCCACGGCATAGCGCGGGCGGAATGGATCGGCAATATCGCCACTGGTAACCGACTCCGCAGGCGCTTCCACGCGGGCGAATTTCGGCAGATGCAGTCCTGTGGATAACTCGGGGTATGCCGCATCAATCTGGCGCTGTGCGGGGGTTGTCGTTGCACGTTTACCGGTTGCCACGCTGACGGGCTCCCACGCGATGGCCATATCGTCATTTTCCAGCCTGACCGATTTCAGGCGCTGGCCATTTACCACCACACCTGGGCGCACAGACTGGATAAGCGGCAGCGTCATGCTATTGCCCGCCGCCTGGCTTTTGCTGAATTCGGCGGGAATATCGACGGGCTTTTCAGCAAACATCGAGTGCGCCCAACTGCCCACGTATAACCCGCCATCCGGTAGCGGTTGCCAGATGTAATCATCAATACCGAACGCCGCGCCGATATTGGCCAGCAACTGATAACCGGTGCCGCTGTGCGTGAAATGGGGGATCGGCGTCGTCACATACGGCGCATCCGGCAGATGCACCGTTAGCCCGCTGTTTTCTTCCAGCCAGGCAGCAAGCTGTTTTAACGTGGGATGCTGAAACGAGCAAGGCCACATTCTTTCAAATATGCCCGCCAGTTCACGCACAAACAGCCGCTGATAGCCGTTCTCTGCCGGTTGCGATCGCTCAACGTACCCCGTAAACCAGCGCAACACAAAATCGGTGTAGCCCACATCCAGCCGCACCACTTTGCCGGTGTAATCCGTGTTGGTTTCTGCCGTGATAAAGCCGCGCCCGCAGGCATTCAGCTCCAGCACCATATTAACGCTGACCAGATGAACATCATCACCGGACAGCATCAGCCGTTTAACGGGTTTCATCCTTCGCTACCCCCTAACGAATCATTGACCGGCTTCAGCACGGTGCGTTCAAACCAGCTCAACTGCTCGTCGCTTTCTGCTGCTGAACCATTACCACCTTTAGCGCCTGGCGTCTGTTTTTTGGCATCAGTTTTACTACCGGCGCGGGCATCGCGCTTTTCCGCCACACTGACATGCTCACGCAGGGTAAACGTGACCAACCACGCCTGTTTGCCGTCCTGTTTAGGGGCATCAATCGAACCGGTGAACGTGGCCAGCCGGAAGTTAATCGCCTGTGCCGTGTGGTTGGCCACACGATAGCGTTTCAGCTTGCCGCCCTCTTTTGCCTCGGCCAGCGCCCACAGCCGCGTTAAGACTTTCGCCTCGGTAAACGGAATAATGCCGGACACGCGCAGTTCTTTGGGCTTAATGCCCTGCTCGGCGTTGGTTGTACTCGACGTTTGGCCAGACTGATCTTGATCCTGAAACTGCATAGACGGGGTAACGGTGAGGCTTTTTAGCGGAATAGCTTCGCCATCAAGGGCGAGTGTAATTATCTGGCTCATGGATCATGCCTTCCAGTGCATCCAGTGAATCCCCGACAAACATCATCGCTGCCGTGTACACGGCAGACGGCTGCGGGATATTTTTCACCAGTTCAGCCGCGATCACGCTGCTGTGTCCTTTTCCTGTAAACACCCAGGCGCGGGCGCTTCCCTGCTGTAGTGCGTTTAAGCCCTGACTGATTGTCGCCAGCATCGTGCCTCTTTCTGCGGCAAAGCTGGCCAACTGGCTTTTGATGCCGTCAGCGCTGGCCGACACCGCCGCTTCTGTCTGTGCTTCAGCAATTCGCTGGGCGTTCAGCGCCTGACGGCTGGTTGGCACTGACAGCGGCACCGATGCGGGCAGCGCCTGACTTTTGGCCGGCAACTGCATTTTTACCCTGTCCAAATCTGCCGCTGCGCTGGCCAGGCGGGCAACCTGCGTAAAAGCCGGTGCAGGAAATACGCGGGTCAGTCGCTCCAGTTGCTGCATAAAATCCGCCTGCGCGGTGCCGCTGACCATGAACACCGTAATGGCGGTTTCACCGGCCGCGGCCTGCAACCGGCTGGCCAAATATGCCACCGCGTTGGCAGGACTGAGATAGCTTCCCGCCCCTGCTTTCTGGCCAACGCCATAAACCCACGGATGCACCGGCACGATCGCGCAGTGGATTGCAGCCATGCTGACAGGAAAACGGATATCGGCGATGCGCCACATTGATATATTCTCCGTAAATTAACTGATGATTTTTAAAATTTAATTATTTTTAGAACCACAGCCCAATTATTCAGTTCATTTTGTGTTCCGATAACAATCCCCCCCCCCGATAATTTATCACAACCAAAAATTCCGCGATTGGGTACATTGAATTGAATATGCGACTTCGATACCCCTGCCGTTAGTGGTAAATATCTGGATGCGCCAGCGATTGAAATCAATCCTGCTGGGCACATCAATACATCACCAGCCCTGTATCCATCACTATCAACAACACACACAATCATCACGTCAGTAATACATGAATCAACATTCAATTCAGATATGAGATGCTCAATTATAATTGGCTCATTCAGTATCATACGTCGTCGTTCAGAAAACCAAACCTCACCAAAACCGAGATTTCCGGGCGTTAACGTAATATCACCCGAACCATCGAATGCCACACCATTAATTTTACGCGGTGTTGCCAATTTTGTGGCTGCTGCTGCCGTGGCGGTTTTACCCAGATAACGGGCATCTGCCTCTGTTTTATTCCAGGCGTTAACGTCTCCAGCCAGCAAATTCACATCAGCCGATAGCGGTTTACCATTAACTCTAATAGAGCGCAGTGCATATTTCTGCGCCGCTTGCGCATCCGTCAGCGCCCCAATATTGGCAGGCGTTAAATTAACATCTGACGAACCATCAAATGCTACGCCGTTGATTTTCCGCGCCGTGGCCAATTTAGCCGCCGCCACTGCCGTTCCGCCAGTTGGGAGCGCCCCAATCGATTCAGGCGTAGTACGAATTAACTTCCCTGTAGGTTTTGCCATTGATTACCTCACAAACTCAATCGATACCAGATCCGTGCTTTTTACCGCTTCCGCCAGATATACCGTATTTGTCTCGACGGTATAGGCATACCCTTGCGGCTGGCTCACACCATTAATATGCACAGAAATCACTTTTACATTACCAACGGCAAAAGACGTTTCACCCCCTTTAACCGTTGGCCGTAAATTTTCAATTACCAGCGTGGCGTTATCGCCTTTTGCACCATCATTAACAACGAATGAAACAGCAGGTAACGACTTACCCTCACTGGTTTTAAAAACCAGAGAAACAGTACGGCCAGCGGCCATATATTACCTCACGCGTTTTCTTTAATCGTAACCTCAACACTGGTGATGCTAGCACCCTGATCGCCCTTGTCACCTTTCAACTCAGCCAGATATTGCGCCTCGGTTTTATTCGTATTTCCAGCCTGTGCCTTAAATACCTCATAGGCGCTCGCGCCATCAGATACCGTGAATGAAGCAGGTAACGCTTTCCCGTCTGAGGTTTTAAAATTTAATGTCACTGTGCGTGTATTTGGCATAATTCCCTTCCTTGTTTAAAAACTTAATTACTGACGTCAATCCCAGTGATTTTTTGTAATGCACTTTCCGGCAAAAATAGTCCCGCATCCGTACCGGCTGCAATCAGGTTATTTTTATCGCTGCTTAAAAAATCGGTTCCCGTTAACCCTCTGACCTCCGCCCGTAACTTATCAATTTCATATAACAGCGCGTTGGTTTCACTATCGTTGGTTAATGCCCCTTGCGTTGACAGCGGCACATTAAAAACCACATTCACAAAATCACTTTTCAGTAATGCTTCAGCAAACGTGATGATGTTTTCTTCCAGCGCATACGAGTAATTCAGCGCCTGTTCTACACCGTTAATAAAAATCATACAGGCGTTGAGCGTATACGGTGGGGATAGCGTTAACTCGCCCCCTTTTGCCGTGTATTGCCAGGCTGACAAATCCGTTTTGATGGCATAGCGTGTTTTAATATCGTCAATATCCCGATCGTAACGCGCTCCCTGTACACGTAAATCAGTAACATTACCGGCCGCGTCAATGCTGGCGATCGGCGCGATGTAATGTGCAAATCCCGCCGCATCCATATAGTTTTTCAGGTCATTGGCGGCACGCAGCGTTACCGCTGTTTGCCATTTGCCCACTACGCTGCCCTGATAGCTAAAATCGGCATAGAGTTTGGTAGAACGTAGCCCGTTAAGTGTGTGCTCTTGCGTCAGTTCGCCACGCAGCCCGCCGACATAGCCGATCCCTTTTCTGACCGTGTATTTATCACCGGCGCGAACCACCTCAAACCCTGCCGCCAGAAAAGCCGCATTGCCGAAATTATCTAACGTAATCAGGCGCTGTATTTCATCAATACCGGACAGACGGGCGGAAAAATCAATCTGCCACGTTTGTGCTGACACGTTGATTTGTGTTGCGTCCGCTGCACCATCGAACTGCATCGCCAGATTGCGCGTCAGACTATTACCCTGCTGCCCGTTCTTCGTCTTGACCTTCTGCTGGATGCGAACGTGAACAATCATCAATACCGTGTTGGTTTTACTATCGACCAGGCCGATCCAGTTGTAATCCCAGTCGCCTACGTTGGTATCGAGTACCACCGAGTACACAACCGCGTTATCGTTCAGCACACCATACTGCGTAATATCTGCCGTGTGTTTAATCGTCGCCGCAGCGGGCATCCCTTCATCACGGCTCACCGGTGCGGTTTCGTCCTGATTGGGGATCAACGCAAAAACAATTTTGTCTGGCACGGCAGGTACGCCATCCAACACCTTGTTAACGTTCCACGCCTCAAAGGCGCGGGTTACTGCACTCTTAGCCATCGCATTCCCTTATAAACTGGCAGTGTGATATTCCGTCAATGCAGAAAAATCCGGTGCCGCAGCGTGCTGCGTGAGCATCACCAGCCCATGCCGCGTATCGGTGTCTGCTGAATAATATTCCGCACTATGTGAGAACGTCCCCGCGTATACGCGAGTTGTCACCTCATTCAACACATCAAAATTGTAACGGCGGCACGTCCTGCCGTACTGCCTGACCAGATTCATCATCAACGTGTTGTACGTGCTCAGTTGCTCATCGTTGATGCGCACCAGAATCACATCCCATTCGTAACCGGCCTGGCGCTCCTTCAGCTCAACCGCGCCCACGTCAAGCCGTGCAAAAATGCGGATAAATCCGGACACGCTGCCCGCATCCTGTGCGTTGATAAACGCCCACTTCACGCGCTTGCGGTACAGGCTCAACGGCTCACCGTTAAACCGTTCGATATCCCGCTGATAGGCCAGCACGTTCAGCAGCGGCACGGAGCAGGTTTCGGCGTCCAACTGCTGCAACGGCCAGCGCATCCAGTCATTCACCTGCTGCCAGTAACGCTTATTGGCACGCAGTAATTTGGCTGGTTCGCCCCTGTCCATCCACGATGGCAAGCGCAGGCTGTCCAGTTGCTGACGGAAATCAGGCATTTTCAATCACCACGGTTAACCCGCTCAGGCGCGGCACGCTCAGATCGCTGACGATATCGCCCAGGGAGAACGTCAGCGAATCAATCAACGCAAACTCGCGGTGCAGCTCCCGCCCCAGATTGGAAAATGAAAACCGGTCATACGGCCACGTTCGCTTCACGTCATACTCGCTGTTTTCCCGAAACGCACAGCGCACCAGATTGTCACAGCCGTTGCGTAACGCGGTGAGCTCGTCGGCGGTCACGTTGGCCAGATTGTTCACATACAGCGTAACCGTCAGATCATGCCGCGTTTCCGGCATCGCCATGCACTGCATATCATCGCCGTGGCCGTGGTTGCCCTGTGCCGTGATGTAGTCATTCACGGCGGTGATAAACGGCGCGGAAATCACGCCCGAATCCAGTAATAAATAGGCATTCGCCGTTCCCGCCCCGCGTGGTGCGTCATGCAGAAAGAAAATACGGTCAATGCTCAGCCCTGCTACGGCGGCGATCATGCTGCGGTAAATGGCGTCGGTGTGGTAATTACCGACCAGGTTGTACTGGTTGCGGCAGCGATCGCGCAGGTCATCATCAGATTCCTGATCGGCACCTGGCCTGATTAACCAGCCGTCTTCATTTTCTGCCCGTTCAATACCATCAACCCCAACGGGCAAAATGCGGTAATAGCCAGGTGCCAGATTAAACGCGCCACCCTCACCCGTCGCCGTCACCGGCACCAGCCCGCTGGCGTTGCCTGCGGGGATCGTCGTATCAACCGTGACGCGCAGGCTGTACACCTGGCCATTAATGCGTTCGGTCTGGATAACCGTTCCGGCCGGAATTAATACCGCCTGCCCCAAACTCAACTTGAAAAAACGGATTGCCCCACCCGCTGCCGTCGCAGGCTTACGGGTGACATTGACGCCCCAGGCGAACACGTCCAGAAACGCGCCGGATGCAGTAGCCAAAAACATGTTGGCCATCACCACGTTAATCAACACGTCTTTCAGCCACAGTACTGGCGTGGTGACAATCGCGTTAATCAGCCGCCAGAACGGCGACATACGCGACGTGTTGGTGATAAGCCCCTCGGCATTGACCTGCGCCTGAAACTGTTCCGTGATAGCGTCAGTGGTTACCGGCATTCCGGCATCGATCAACACCTGTTCGTAATTAACTTGCGGTTTAGTGGTCATAATCAGCCGTCACCTGAATGCGGCCAAAATCATAGGTTTCAGCCGTTAGCCATAATCGTGTTTGAGACTCTTCGCTTAAATCAACTGTGCCTGGAATGATGCGTTCGTCATCTTCAACCAGAATAATGAGTTGCGTCATGATATCGGCGCGTAATGTCGGGCTACGTTCAGCAATGAGTTTTGTCGTCAACCCGCTTTCAATAATGGCGTGTACGCAGTCCTGCCCGATGCTGGCACGGTTATTACATAAAACAGGCTCATTACCGGCGTTCAGATTAAAATCACGTCCTGTGATTAATAAATCGATGTATTTCGCTTCATCCATTAGCGTAATTCTTCCCATTCCTGTAACTGTTCCGGCGTCATGCCTTTGCTGGCATTAATTGTGATATTGCCAAACGTTTTACTGTTATCCGTATACGATTTGTTGTTATTGCTGATTTCTTTATTTAACCCGCCACGCTCAATGCCTTTTATCTGCCCTCCGGTTAATAATGAGTTATTAACCGCATTTAAACTTTCTGGCGGCTTTATATTTACGGGCATTGATGTAACGGGTGATGTCGTCTTTACGGGCATATCAATATTTACGCCGGGGATATTATTCAGTTTTTCAACAATCCATCCCCATGCGCTGGAAAAAGAACTCATAAGACCATCCCATAACCCGCTGAATAACTCACTGATGCCCGATACCATCTTTCCCATGGTTTCCATCAGAGAAAAATCGCTAATAGCGCCAACCACCTTTTCCCAACCGGCAACAATCAGCGTCCACGCCGCTTTAAAGATCAGCGCCACCATCTGGATAATCGTTGCCAGTGTTTTAAATGTCTCCGTCTGCGAGACAGCCGCCACAATCTGATCCCAATGTTGGTACAGCAGATAACAGCCTGCGGCGAGTGCTGCCACAGCAACAATGATCAGCAGAACCGGCCAAAGCGCAAAGTTGAACGCGATACCAGCCGACACCATAGCAATTCGCATCGCTAATAACGCGACACGTAACACCCGCATTGTGGCTGACAGAACAATCAGTGCGCGGTTGTAGAGGATAGACGCCTGATTATGCAGCCAGATAACACCGAGATGAATTTTCATGACCGCCGTTAACCCAGCCCACAACCCCCGCAACCCCATCATGACAAAAGCCGATACCCCCATCACGATATTGGCCACCGCGCCCGCTGCGGCAAAACTTAATACAGCCAGCACGGCATAACCGATCACACGGGTGATATTGGGGAATAACGTTTGCCACCTGACCAGCGTTTGCCCTGCATCGGCCAGCTTGTTAATAAGCGGGTACAGTACCGGCAGCAGCGTAGCGCCCATCGCCGCGCGCATCGCATACCAGACCGCAACCAGGCGATCCCACGGATTCGCCATTTTTTCCGCCATGTCCGTGGCACGCTTCATCCCGTCGCTGCTGCCCAGTTCGGTAATGTGCCGTTGCAATACGCCGACATTGCCGTAAAGCTGTTTGATGACCGCAGACCCACCGCCAAACGCATCATCCAGTTCTTTCTGTGCCTTCAGGTTACCTTCAATACTGGCACCGTATTTACTCTGCAATTTTTCCAGCATGGCAGGCATAGACAGTAATTTTCCGTTGGTATCGGTAAACGTCAGCCCCAGCTTTTTAGCCCCTTCAGCAGCACCAGTAAGATAAGACTCATACGATCCGCTTGCCTCACTGCCCAGCGTGCGTTGCAGCTCACCCAGCACGGCAAATTGTTCATCCATGCCCACGCCAAAGTTGGTGCCCGCACCTTTTGAACCTTCCATCAAATCCTTGATAGTGGCCATTTCTGTGCCAAACGCCTGGCGCATATACGCCGCCTTCCCCGCCACCTGTTCCGCAAACGTCAGATTGCCCAGCGTGTTGGCATCGCTGCGGAAGTTGGCGAACATCTGCCCCATAAATTCCGTGGTGTCTGCCGCCGTTGATTTCAGCGCAGCGGCGACGGTGTTCGTGATCGTCGTCATGCGCGGCAGTTCACCGTCAGACAACCCACTGACCGAGCGTTTGATAACTTCCGTGGACTGCGCAAACTCCAGCGCCGACTTGCCATACTGAATGCTGAATTTAAGGCCGTTCTCCGCGACCTGTTTTAGCGTTGCATCGCTGACCCCCTGCGCAGACGCCGACAGCAGCGCATCATTCATCTCAATAGCGGGGGCGAGTGCTTCCTTAACCGCCATCCCAACCGCAAACAGCCCCGCCCCACCCACTGCGATTTTTCCAAATGCCGCCTGAGCACGATCGGCGAAACCCGTTAGCGACGCCTGAGCCTGGCGCAAGGGGCGCGTCAGGTTATTAATCAAATTCAGCGTAAAATCTAAACTGCTCATGCGTCACCGTTAAATGCCAGCGCAATACCGTTTGCCACAGCAATACGCGTTTTTTCCCAATTGGAATTATCCAGCCAGACAGCGCGGGCTAAATTATCGATATCGTCTGGCTCATGCGGTAAATAATGCCGCCTGAGTGTTAGCGCCTGCTCGATAAAATTATTATTAATCGCCCGCACCCGCTCGGTTAGTTTTTTACTTCGATTTCCAGCTTCGGCGCATATTGCGTATTAATCACTTCGGTGATTTGTAGCGCCGCACCTGGATGCGCCAATAGCTCATCCAAATCTTTTTTACTGTCTGCACTGACAATACGACGTAAATACGTCACGGCTGGCGCAACTTTATTATCCATCGCCATATCATTAATCAGGCCGTTATACGCAACCGTCGTCGGCTCAAACGTTAATTCCTTGCCTGCAATCGTTAATACAATCTTGCTCATAATAATTTTTCCCGCTGATTAATTTCATCGACTAATTGATTATGCCGTGCGGCACAATCACCATAGATTTCCGGCCATTCTGTTAATGGTATGGCCGCATCCGCTCCGGTATTTCCGGCTAATGTCGGTAAGTTATTTACCGGACATTTCTTTTTCAGGTTTTCCTGATAACGCACGCTCGGTTCGTTCGACGGCGGCGTTGTACAGGCTGACAAATTCGCCAGACAGGCACTCGTTAGTAAAAACCGGCTTAACGATTTCCCGATAAATTTCCTTGTTCGGTGCATTGCGTATCGCCTCCAGTTGGCTTTCCAGTTTCTGCCCTGACTGGCTGGCGATCTCCTGCGCTGCCTGGCGGGAGGCTTTACCGGCTGCGTTCGCCGCCGTCGCAATGGTCAGCTCCGTGCTATCGCGCTGCCAGTTGGCCACCTGCCAGCCTGCGGCGAAAACCACGGCCAGCGCCACACCAATCAGCCAGGGCTTACCCATCAGCGCACCCCGTTGTGTTCTAAGCTAAAGTGATTGCCGTCCGGACGGGATGTAAAGCGCCCACCCCAACTGCCGCCCAGCGATTCCCAGTATTCACCCAACGGCGTATACGCCTCGGTCTGCGTCTGATACTGCCCGTTGATAAACAGGTTAAAATCGACGGCCAGCCGCTGGGTATGCAAACTATTGGCAATCCCTGCGCCGCTTTTGGCATTCAGCTTTGCCTGCTCCGATGTGCGGAAGGCTTCACCGAACGTGAGTTGATAGCCGTTCTCTTTCGCCCAGGTAATCAACTGCCCAATCATTTGCGTAAAACGCTGCTGTTTTTCACTTAGCGTCATGCTTTTCCTTGCTCCCTGTTAACAAACTACTCCCCCGACGCCGCAGCCAGATTTCAACCGCCTGGTGACCCGCCACACCTAACGCCGCCCCTAACCCCGTCACGGCCAGCGGTGATAGTCCTGGTATCCAGACCAGTACCGCGCCCGCCGCTAATGCCGTCGCCGACCCCAAAATCATGCGGCCAACAAACAGACGCGGCGTGATTTTTTCATCGCTGGCCAGCACCTTGCCGATCGCAATCAATCCGCCCAGCACAACCAGCCAGAGCACGTTTTTTTCATATTCCTGCATGGGGCTTCCTTACCCGATGAGTTTTTCTGTCAGTTCCGATTCCAGATACGGAATGCCGTTAATGCGCACAAAATCGGGGCTGGTTACCATGTATTTGATTTTGTGCGTCACTACACTGCCGCCCTTCGGATCGTTGTCGAGAATGTCACTGACAATCAGTTTGCAGCCGAACGCTTCCACCTTGATTTCTTCGTTACCGGCTTTGGCGTACCACATCAGATCAACCGGCTCGATACCGCGCCATGACCCCGCACTACGCGCTTTAGCGGTAATGATGGCCAGGCTTTTGGTACTGAACTCCATTTCACCTTCAGCCGACACATCCCCCGCCACCCAGCCATCAGGCACACCCTGCGTCTGTGCGGCGGCGGTATTGTCCGTAATACTCAGGCCAACCTTTTCAACGTGAACCAAATCGCCGTCCATATTGAAATCAAACGACTGGCCGGAAATCCGTTTCGTCATGCGTCACCCCCCAGTGACTGATCCAGAATCAGACTCACAGTGATCCCCTTCGGGCATTCGTAAGTACGCACCGTGATGTAAATCTCCACTTTGGTTTTTGTGCGCCAGGTAATCACCACGTCACCATCCTGCGGCGGCTTTACTTCGCCTGGGAACGTCACGCCGTTAATCTGGCTACTGCGGGACATTTCACGCAGCGTTTTAGCGAAATACGCCTGGTGCGCCGCGATACTGCCTGGCGTGCTGTTCAGGCTGCGATCGGCAATCTTGGCAATTGCCTTTAACCGCACGCGCCGCGCCGCTTTATCGACAATACGCAGGTTTTCGACCGCTTGGTAATCGCCGCCTTCTACGTCCAGTGTGCGGCCATCTGACCAGTAATAACCGTCATAGTCGGGATACCACATCGGCACGCTGTAGCGCAGCGCCTCCAGCGCCTGCAACATGGCCAAATCCAGCACCGCGCCCTTTGAATCCACGGGCAGCGCGGTAGCGCCCATCTCCAGCAGTGCGCCGGTTTGTACCCGCGCCGGACTGTCAGCGATCGTCACAGCACGATTGCACAGACGGCCAGCCAATACGCCAGGCTCATTACCCCACAGGCGCGGCACCAGTTGCACGGCGGGAACGGCGGCACTTTCCTGTAACGCACTTAACCGCGTCAGATAACCCGCCCATTCTTCACCGGCCTGTACGCCATCCACCGCCAGAATGAACCACACCCAGCGCCCAAACTTAGCGATCAGCTCCGCCCGCAGGCTGGCCGCTGCCGCAATGGTGTCTTTGGTTGCGCCCTGCGTCAGTACGACGCCTTCCACGCTGGCAACCTGCTGCGCCGCTTTTACGGCATCCGTCCAGACCGTATCGATTCCCTCAGCGGGTGTATCCTTCGGCAGAAGGCTGATAAAGCCGCTCCAGTTCTGGCCAGCGTTCAACATCGCCGCGTTTACCGTGCGTTTCAGTACCGAATCCGCGTCACCCAGCAATACATCCAGATCGCTTTGGGTATTCACTGGCACGGTTTTGGCCACCTTGTCTTTTCCCGTTCCCAGCCCGACGAACAGCACTACCCGTTCAATCTCGTTGGTTTCTCCCTGTAGCTGGTTAACCTGATTAATTTGTACCGTTGGCCAACTCATACTCCCTCATTAACGGGTTATGTCCCGTATCCTATGGCCTGGATCTGTTTCTCCAGTGCCGTGTTTAAATCATCCTGACTGATACCCAAAAACTCACGGTTAGGCACATCAACAGACCAGGAGGCTTTAGGCGGGCGCCCTTCCATGCTGCGAATAATTGCCCCTGCCTTCCGTTTGGTCAGCGTCGCCTGAATTTCTGCATAACCTGGCTTGCGCCATTTCTTACCGTTTCGCGTTTTGTATCCCAACTTACGCAGCCGCTTAGCCTGACGTAACGTGGCGGGATCACCCTGACCCGCATCATTTTGCTGTATAGCCTGCCGTCGATTGACAGTGACGCGCATCCCGTTTTGCTGGCCATACCCCACCACGCCAGCCGGAACTGGTCTATTCCCGTTGCGGTATCCGCCGCCATGCAGATAAATGCGTACGGCGTCGATTTCGGGCATTTCGCGGATATGCAATAACTTAGGCATATTGCGGAGCATCTTGCCGCGCCGCCGCGTTTTACGTGGCGTCCATGCCGTTCCGTCCGGCGATCGCTGCTGCTTTACATGACGCTTTGCCGCCGCGATCACGCCATATTTGGCGACTCGCCAAAGCAACCGCCGCCGCTTCGGTGGCGTCAAATCCAATCGTGCCAGCCGCTCACGTATCGCACGCGCTTGCGCCGCGTTTAATTGGCCGGTAATCACGACGGTTGCCCGATCACTGCGCCGGTTTCATCAGCCCCAAAGATTTGCCCTTCCGTGGCAACCCAGATTTCTGGCTCAGCCAGACGCCAGCGTTTACCGTCAAACGGGATAATGCCGCTATCGTCCTCAATGATGGCTAGCGATGCGGCCAGCTTGACCGACACCACCACCGTGGCGGTATCCTGATCGATAACGTCAACATCCAGCGTGGGCAATTCCCTGTCCAGCCCCGCATCCATAAAGGGCTGTTCGTCTTGCTCGGTCTGCCAGACCAGCAACAGAGCGCACAAGTTTTTCGGATCACACTCCCGATACGGCCAGCGCTCCCAGCTCAGCACCGCATCAAACTGCATGACCGCTAACTGATACTGTCCCTCGCCCAAATCCCGCTGGGCGCTGATAAAGCTGATTTCATCCATGAAGCTGTCAAAGCCCTGCATCACACGCGATGGCAGGTTTTGAGTTACAAAGGTGGTCAACGCATCTAACTGGCTCATACCATCTTCACCGTGGCGCGTTTCAGCCCCTTCATACTGCGGATAACGATCGCCGCTTCCGCCAGCAGTCCCTTGCGTGTTTCGTCTCCCTCCTGTCCCGGATGAGACTCGCGACGGCCAATCGTGGCGAACTCGCCGATAAGATCGGCTTTCGCCCTGGCAAACACCGCTTTTTGATACTGCGCACACAGCAGGTTATTTCCGTCCAGACTGACGCCTGGCACCACGCTGGCCATACCATAGCCGCTATTTTTATGCTGCTGCTCTACGCGTACTAGCGCCGCGTTCACTTCACCGGCTGCGGCTAACAACGCCTGCGCCACCGTTCCGGCGTCGATATCGGCGGGAATGGTGCGCTGTTTCTGAAAATCCCGCAGGTTCAGATCTGGCCAAAATCCATTATTGGCCAGCACCGCATCCTGATAATCAACCGGCGTTCCACTAAACATACATCCCCCGAAAAAGCGGGCTGACCGGCTTCCACGGCACATAACACAAATGTGTATTGCCTCAGCCGCGCCCGCTCGGCTTGCGGTAGTCGTGTTAACTCTTCTGCAAAGACCGGATGCGGGCAGCGATGGTTTTACGCATCGTGCCTACACCGACCTTGCGGTAATACCGTTCCGCCTGTGCTAACAGCGCATCGGCCTTGCGTAACAGATCGATATCATCCGTCGCCGTCGCTCGCGCCTGACCGTTGTCGTCACGCAACAGCAGCAAACCGGCGAACTTGAACCACTTGGCGTTAATTTCTTCATGCAAGCGCCAGTTCTGCGCCACATTCGTAAACGTGCGGGAGAAATACGGCTCAACGCTCTGGCCGCTTTCTGCCGTCAGCTCTGCCCACTCCAGAATGGTATCTGCCACAAAGGCCGCAAAACTGCGCTGGATGTTGTCGGGGGTGCGCTGTCCCTGCGCAATGGCGATATCCGCCCAGTCCAATGCCTGATCAAACTCGTCAACATCAAACAGCCAGATGATGCAATGCGAGAAAATGGGATGCTGGTACACCTCGCCGCTGTCCAGATACGCCTGAACCGTCGGCAACCAGCGCGGCAGCAATTCCCGCCGCTTCATGTCCACGCGATCGCTCGTCATGGGTAAACTTCTCAGCCGCTCAATATCGTTTTCCAGCGCCCGAATCTGCAAATGCAGGCTATGCCCGCCGATAATAGGCTGGCTGCGTGATATCTGCTGCTCAGCCTGCAATCGGGCGTTATGACGTTGAGCGGGTGAAAGTGCCATGATTATTCCCCGTTACCGGCAGGCGGATTTGCTGGCTCAGCTACGGTGCCAATCGTCACCGCCGCTTCATCGATCGCCGCGTACAATTCTGGCTCTTCCACCGCATAGCCTTCATTGCGCAAGTACTTGTTTTCGTACTGCTTGCGGTCATCTTCAAAACCGGCTTTACGCTGACGCGTATTGCGCTGGGTGTAGATATGCAGGTTAGCGAGCGTCGTCACCGTCATGCGCTTACCTGGCATAAACGGCGGCACGACGGCCTTGCGTCCGGCAATCGTGCTATCCAGCATTTGCGCGGCGATTTTCTCAGTAGGACGATCGGCTTTCTGGAACAGGCGGTATTGCTCGGCGGCGACCAAATCCGCGCCAACCAGCACCACAAGACGCGGATCGTTGCGGAACTGCTGCGGGATTTTGGAGTTAATCAGGTCAGATGCCATCGCATCCAGTGAGCGGTAATCGCCGTTTTCGTCCAGCGTGACCGCGTCCGTGATAATCTGCCCTTTGTAGTCGGTAGAGTTTTTAATCAGCTGATGCCAGCCAATGTTAACGTCTTCCCCGTTCGGGTTCTCATCGGGATCAGTGGTATCAGCCACCGTTTTGCCGTTAAAGCCGATACGCAGCATATCCAGCGCAAACGCCTGGTTAGAAAACGCCTGCACCATCTGGAAAAATTCGTTTTCATTGCCTGCGTTAGCCCAGACGGACAACAGATCCCACGGCAACACGGCGCATGAATCGGTTTCAACCAGTTTGTACTCATTACCAGACACGCCGACGCCGCGCATAAAACGCCCGCCTTTCTTACGTCCGGTATGCAACCCTGACTTTCCGACAGTAACAACCTGGCCGGATAGCTGATCGACGTCCATCACGCTGATCATGGATAGAAAATCCACCGATTCCAGCAATGCGGCACGCAGCTGCGTTTCTTTTGGATCGGACAGCGCAAAATACTTGGATACATCCGTTACCCCGTGCGCCTCTGACAGCGCAGCAGAAAACGAGTGTAAAAAGTCACGCGCCCGCTGATTTAAAAACATAGAAATCCCTCTCGCGTAATAGCGAAATAAAAATACATAGAACCGGAAATAACCGATTAATTACGTCTGCGACGAATTACACCAAATGGCTAAACGTTTTTTTCTTGTCACCAATTTGTCGTTTCGGCAATTTAGTGATTTTTTCATCCAGCTTGCCAAAGTTTTTAATAATATCCGGCAGGTTATCGCGCAGCGTGGCAAAGTCCTGTGTGTCCACCACTTCGATTACCACGTCCAGACTTTCCTGAACTTCTTCCTGTCCAGTTTCCAGCGCTGCGACACGCACTTCCAACGCGGCTACCGCTTCGGCCAGTGCCTGCAATTTATCGCCGCCTCCTTCGCCGCTTTCGTCCTCAGCGAAGCTTTTCGACTTAATACCAAACAGGCTGTGCCACGTTGATTTTGATTCCTTTGCCATGCTCTTTCCCTTAAATTCTTTGACTTCATCAATCACCAGCGGCTTTAATGCGCCGAACAGGCGATTCCGATTTTTTTGCGTATTAAAATGTAATCGCGTCGTCCCCACACTGGCGGGTGTATTTGTCACCCCCAGCCCCTCCAGATAGTGCTTGCCCGTTCCACGGAAATTACCGTCTGGCGTCAATTCCACCGAGCAAAAAATCATTTGCCCGTCGCGGTTAGCCTGCAACAAATGGATATCTGGCCGCAGCTGTGCATAGAGACGCATCAACCCGTCTTCGTCTTCCTCTGCCTTAACAGACAACACCTCGCCCATATTGCCGTACCACTTTTCATGCTCAGGCCAAATCAAGGCGGCATAGAGTTGCGGATCGTAAAGCTCGGCGGCATCAATTAACCATTGCCTTTCCATTTGCCGCTTATCAACGGTCTCGCCTTCCGTGGCAATACAAATCCAGTTAGTCATTAACTGAGACATTTCGTTATTTCCATACTCGCTGTATTGCGACAGGGGGATTATTACCGAATAAAAAACAAGCCGACAGGCGTTTAATTCTTATCTGTTCGGTTATCCGCTTATTCCCGAACTAACCCGACTCAACAGGAAATAAATAATAAAAATAACCCCGCATAATGGCCGCATGGCTAAATATTCCGATGAATTAATAGGTGTAGCGCGGGCGCTCTATTTAAAAAGGGCGACACCTAAAGAAATTGCCGCTGATTTAAATCTGCCGAATACGCGGATCGTTTACTATTGGGCGGAGAAATTTAACTGGGCTGATTTACTCAGCCATGAAAGCACAGAAGAAGCTATTGAGCGCCGTTATCAATTGCTGGTCGGGCGTGACAATAAAACCGAGCTGGAATTAAAAGAACTCGACACGCTGATCACACACGCCGTGAAGTTGCGGGCGCAAAGCAATAAGCATAAGGAAAAGCTGGCAGAAGCCAAAGGCGGCGGGCAGCGCAGTAGCGGGCATGACGATGACGACGAACGCCCCGCGAAAAAGCGTAAATACCGCAAAAATGATATTTCCGGCCTGAGCAAAGAGGATTTTGACGCCTGGGCGGAAGAATACCTATTTGGTTATCAAAAACACCTCCGCGCCAATATCGGCGAAATGGTGCGCAACATTCTGAAAAGCCGCCAGATCGGGGCGACCTGGTATTTTGCTTTTGAGGCGTTTGAAAATGCCGTACTGACCGGTGACCCACAGATTTTCCTGTCAGCCAGCCGCGCCCAGGCGGAAGTGTTCCGCTCTTATATCGTCAACATTGCCCAGGAATATTTCGGCATCACGCTGACCGGCAACCCGATCCGATTATCCAACGGCGCAGAGCTGCGCTTTTTGTCTACCAACAAAAATACCGCGCAGTCATACAGCGGGCATCTGTACTGCGACGAATATTTCTGGGTACCGAACTTTGCCCGCCTGAATGAAGTGGCCAGCGCAATGGCCACACACGACAAGTGGCGCACCACCTATTTTTCTACGCCCAGCGCCAAAACGCACCAGGCTTACCCGTTCTGGACAGGCGAAGAGTGGAAGCGCGGCAACAAGAAACGCGCCGGAATTAAATTCCCTGCGTTTGACGAACTGCGCGATGGCGGGCGGCTCTGCCCTGACGGCCAGTGGCGCTACGTTATCACGATGGAAGACGCGATCGCGGGCGGGTTCAATCTGGCCAGCCTCGACAAGCTGCGCAACCGCTACAACGTGGACACGTTCAACATGCTGTATATGTGCGTGTTCGTTGACAGCAAAGACGCGGTATTCAGCTTTGACGACCTGGAACGTTGCGGCATCGATCCCGACATCTGGCAAGACCATGACCCGAAAGCCCCGCGCCCGTTTGGCAATCGTGAAGTATGGGGCGGCTACGATCCCGCCCGTTCCGGTGACCTTTCCACGTTCGTGATTATCGCCCCGCCGATTTATGAGGGTGAAAAGTTCCGCGTACTACGGGTGATCAACTGGCAGGGGATGAATTTTCGCTATCAGGCCAACCAGATAAAAAAATTATTCCAGCAATACAACTTCACTTACATCGGCATCGATATCACCGGCCTCGGTATCGGTGTCTTTGAAAATATCCAGCATTTCGCCATGCGCCAGGCCAAAGCCATCCGTTACGGCGTGGAAACAAAAAACCGACTGGTAATGAAAGCCGCCGACGTGGTGGAAAGTAAACGTATCGAATGGGATCAGGATGAGAAAGCGATCGCCGCGTCCTTCATGGCCATCAGAAAAACGACCACCGCCAGCGGCAACGCGATGACGTTTGTCGCCGACCGCAGCGCGGAAACTGGCCATGCAGAAGCCGCCTTTGCGATTATGCACGCGCTGGATAACGAACCGCTGAACTATGAGAATAAACCTCAGTCACGATGGAGACTAAAGAAAGCAGCATGAAACGGAAATCACAGCGACGCGGACAGGAAGCGAACAGCGCCCCGCAAAAGAAGAAAATGAGCATTATCACATTTGGCAAGCCCGAACCGGTATTAACTACCGGCACGGACTACCGCGACGTCTGGTATGACAATAATTTCGACCATTACACGCTACCGATAGACCGCCTCGCCCTGGCACAGCTTATCAACCTGAACGGCCAGCACGGTGGCATTGTCTACGCACGCCGCAACATGGTGATTTCTGATTACCAGAGCGGCGGATTAACGCACGATGAGATCGGCGCGGCGGCGTTCGACTATCTCACCTTTGGGGATGTAGCCATCCTGAAAGTGCGTAATGGTTGGGGTTCCGTCATTGACCTGGTGCCGCTGCCGTCACTCTATCTACGCCGCCGTAAAACCGGCGAATTCGTGGTATTGCAGGACGGCGAACCGCTGATTTACCCACCTTCCGATATTATTTTCATCAAGATGTACGACCCGCAGCAGGAATTCTACGGCCTGCCGGACTACATCGGCGGCATCCACTCCGCCCTGTTAAACAGTGAAGCGGTTATATTCCGACGTCGTTACTACCACAACGGGGCGCATACGGGCGGGATTCTCTACACCAGTGACCCGAACATGACGGATGAGATTGAAGAGGAAATTGAACAGCAGCTGGCCAACAGCAAAGGGATCGGCAACTTCTCCACCATTCTGGTGAACATCCCGAACGGGGATAAAGAAGGGGTGCAGTTTATCCAGATGGGCGATATCAGCGCCAAAGATGAGTTTGCCAACGTGAAAAACATCAGCGCCCAGGATGTGCTGAATGCGCACCGCTTCCCCGCTGGCCTGTGCGGCATTATCCCGCAAAACGCTGCCGGTTTGGGCGATCCAGAGAAAGCCCGCGACACGTACCGAAAAGATGAGGTGACCCCGATACAGCGGCGCTTTATTGCCGCCATCAGCGCCGATCGGGAAATACCGGCACACCTGCACCTGAATTTTAACGATGATAAAGCGAAGTAGAATGCAGCATGAGACTGAAACCGTTAAAATCCCAGCAGTTTGATTCGCTGGGAGCCAGAAATATGCGTGTAATGAAAGTTGTTTGCCCTGAGTGCAACAGCAAGGCGATTATCCGTAAAACCGTGCGTAAACATCGCCATATATCCGATATCTACTGTGCGTGCGCTGACGTAGAGTGTGGGCATACGTTCGTATTAAATATGACCTTTTCACACACACTCAGCCCCAGCGCAAAATCACAAGACAGCTTATTGAAGGGGATCGTAGATACCCTGAATCCAGAAAAACGGCAGATGCTGTTAAGCCTACTGCAAAGCCCCGCCGCCTGATTCGCCCCCACTTTGGGGGTTTTTCTTTCCGTATTCATCAACCTGGCTGACCAAATCCCGCGTTAACTCGGCTATCCAGTTAATCGCCAGCTCCCGATCGGCATCACCACATTCGCGGTCTGCAACCAATCGAGCCATTAACTCAATACGCTGCAATGCCAACGATTCAAATAAAAAATCCTGCATAAACACCTCTCAAATAACTGTATATACATACACTATATCAAAATGTTTCTTAATTAATACTGGATAAGGTCATTGTATTTTAAAGCATTTATGTGGACAGCTAATTACTCACATCAACTTTCATTAATTCAGCCATCACCGCTAGCCGTTCCGCGTGTGACATCGCCCGATATTTCTCGGCCCAGCGCGCCGCCTTTCTCTTGATGCGCTGCCTATCGATATAGTCTTTACCAGCAAACGCCGCGCTATATGCTGCACCTTCTGGGAAATTCATCCATAGCTTTTCCGTTCTGACTCCACCGCGTGTCATTACCTGAAATTCGATAGCGCGCCAGTCGTGCAATAGCTCATCGTAAAGCGATGACGGATAGCCGGAAATCATCACGTAATACGGGCATTGCCGCAAAATAGCGATCAACTCGCGATGGTCATCAACAGTGTATTCATGCCGATAACGTGCGTTGCCGGTTCTGGTTTCTGGCAAATACGGCGGGTCTGCGTAAATCAGCGTGCGACCCATCGCCTCAAGGTCGTGACTTTGCAGGAAATCAACAGCATCCTCATTGATGATTCGTAGCTGAGTATCCAGCGTGTCTACAAACTCAGGATTAAACTGACAAAACTCTTCAATAGTTATCTGATCAATATCAACACCAACATTCAGCCGCGCGGGCGGCTTATTCAGCATGACCGCGCCACCGCCCAGGTGAGTCTCAACGTAAACATCATGAGGCGGCATGTGAGCGATTATTTTCTGATACGCTCCTGACGCGGCCTTGCTTCCCAGATATCCCATTTTTTCCCCTTGTGGTACCACATAGCTATTTTCATCTATGCTGCGGCAACGTCATTTCTGACTATGCTCGATGCGTTGGCCAGCACAGACGACATCGACTATGCAATTACCAATTCCATCCATCCCACAACTCGCAATCCGTTGATTTTTCATACTCACTCAACTGGCCGTTAGCCATTCGCAACATGCGATCCCCGCCTAGCGACAGGTTCCCGCCCCGTAACAAAATGCTGACCTGCTCATTTTCTCCACTAAAACCACGCTGTTTTAACAACTCGGATAATCGTCGCCGGTTCCCCTGCGTACAGTTATTGACAGAACTCCAAGGGGCGGCAGAGCCGCCAGAAAAGCCCGCCTCCGCTGGCGCTACGGCCAACTTCGGAACAATGCCCCACGTAACCAAACGTGTAACGACCTCTGACGCAGTACCCAACAGCGGCGAATAGACCCCCTGTATGCGCTGCACGTCTTCCGCGTACTGGTTGCCCTGCTCGGTAATTTCATATGCCAGACGCACGACCAGATTATCGCGTGATACCAATGCACCGCCCTGAGCCTGAGTGTACGCCGCCCAATCACCCAGATCGGCGGCAACTAACACGGCATCCATTCGGGCATCATCCAACTGGATATCGCGCAGGCGGCGCAGTTCACGATAAACCGTTACAGGCGCACCACCTATTTGCTGAAACTGACGGATGCGCCAGCGCGACGCCCAGGCGGAAACAGCCTTTGACATGTCTTTCAGGCTTTCGCCGGTTTCATCGTCGTTTTCATCATCCAGCGCGAAACCGTCGATGTTTTTTGAAATGTATTTTGCGATATAGCCCGTCGCCGAACCTTTTGCGGGATCGATAGGCTCAACGTGAAAACGCGCCTTTAGCGCCTTTTCACTCTGTAGTTCTGTAGAATCAACGTAGCGTGCGTAGTAACACATAATGTCACGCACCTGATCGACATGCTCAGGACGCATAAACAGCAACATATGCCAATGGGGAGTGCCATCGTGATGCGGCTCCACAACGCGAAAACCAAACACGCTGATTTCCTCCCGCGACAATGCCGCGCGGATTTTCGCCCATACGCTACACAGGTATTTCTGTGTATCCCTCGGGCTTGCGCCGTTCCACTGCTTAACAAATCCCCCGCCGCTGTGCGCAGAGTGGTATTTTGACGGCGCAGTGATGGTGTAGAACTCCCCAGCGCAGCCCATTTCGTTAGCTAAATCTTCAAATCCACGCATACGCACCATAAGTTCACATCTCCTTATCGCAGGATTGGCATTACTGCCGTTAACCATGTCATTCATCGATACCCGTTCACCCGTTTCGGGGTTTTCGAGATCGAACGATTTAAAAAACTCGCGATTCCGCTTCTTCTGCGCAATCCATTCACCCAGCGTGCTGCGGGAAACATAGGCAGACGCCGCCTTTTGCACCTGCCCTACGGCGATGGCCATATGCTCACGTTGCAGGTCACGGCGGCGCTTAATGCGTACACGCCACCACTCTGGCGACATCATGCGCAGCAGGCCAGATTCAGCACTGTGCGTCGGCAATGGCCTACGTCCTTTGGTGAATTGCGCCCAGTACGGCGGCTGCGTGCCAGCCTGTAGCGTTAAGCGCCCCAAATGCCGGAACGCCATCAATGTGATGCTGCGCATATCCAGATCGGCAGCATTCGGTATTCCCCGCTCGGCATAGTCCTTAAAGCTGGCTGCCATAAAATCCGCCAGTTGAGTAGACAAGCGGCGTATATCATCGCGTTCGTAAGTAGGCAGTTTTTCCAGATCGTCAGAGAACGGAAACGGGATATCACCGGCAGACAGGAATTCCGTTTGATAGCGCGGCATGATTTTGCGCAGGCGTGGCAATACACTTTCACCCAACGTGCGGCGTAAAAACGTATTGGCGCGACGGCGCCCTTTGTGTTCATCTGATTTAAAGAGGGTTTCGTAACGCTGACCAAAATATTTAGCCAGGTAATCAGGCAGGTCGGCAAAATACGGATGCCGAAAATCATGATCGGTTTTATCCAGATGCCAGAGGATGCGCTCAACATAGCTAACGCCATCCGGCACGCCAGGCGCGAACTGCTCACGCTGCCAGTTCAGGGCAGCGTGATAATCTCCATTTTTTTCTGCGGCTTGAATCACTGCACGCCCCGCAGATCACCCTTGTATCCAGTGCTCAGGCCACGCAGCATTGAACCATTTAGCGGTGGCGATGACCTTCGACGATTGGCCATCAGCACGCCGATCACTTCTTTGGCTGCACCGCGAGTAATAGCGTTAGCACTGATAGAGCGCTGAACAGCGATTTCATGGAATTTAAACCCCTGATAAATCTCCCGCGTGGCGGGGGTATCGCTGTTTGAAATCACGCACTGAGCACCATGTATGCGATTAGCATCAGCCAGCGCAGCAGCTAATGTGATGTGGTGATCAATGGAGAATGCCGCTGTGTGATACTGCGTGAAATTAGCGGTATCACTAGCGGGCAGGTACGGCGGATCGCAGTAGATAACCGCACTAGGGCGGGCATGCCTCGTTATAGTCTCGCTAAACGGGGCAACCCTGAAAATGGCCTTTGTATCACGCGCCTTTTCTGCAAACAGCCTTATTTCCTGCTCTGGAAAATACGGGGCACGATACTGACCAAATGGAACATTGAAACCGCCATCACGGTTATAGCGGCACATCCCGTTATAACCGTGTCGGTTTAGATACAAAAATAATGCAGCCGCTGGCAAGTTTGGCACGCCTCCGTCACGGCACTGATAGTTAAAGCTGCGGCGGCGCACGTAGTATTCAGTTTTATTGTTGCCGTACTGGAATAACACTTTTGCGTCTGAAATTAACAAATCAGTGTTAGCAACCGCAACGCGATACAGATTAATCAGGTCTGGATTGATATCAGCAAGTACATAATGGCGATATTCAGTATTCAGGAACACCGACGCACCACCGACGAACGGCTCTATAAGAACATCACCTTTGGGCAGGAGCGGCAGCAAATCAGGCAGGGCGCGGGATTTCCCCCCCGCCCATTTGAGTATTGGGCGGATCATTTCGGCACCCTCGCGTTTATCACCTGCTCTAAGCGACAAAGTAGTGCCTTTTGCATATCGGCGGCTGAACGTGGCGCATTGGGCTGTTCTAAGCCAGCGAAGAAATCAGCAACTTCACTGAATATCAGGTTGCTTAATGGCTCATGTAGATTTTTGCTGTAGCGCCATTTCCCATCATGGGAAATTAACGCGCCGCCCGATCCCCCTGTTTCTTGATCGCGAAAAATAGCCAGCCCAATTGGGTGCATAATTTCATTATTAATGCGAACTAATAGCCCTCGCTCGCTTAATTCGTTCCAATCAATCCAGTCACAGCCGACTAATTTCTCAGGCTTATTACGGACCAACCGAGACATAACAGCAGAAACCAAAGCCGCTTGGTTGATAGCATCATGTAGCGCGTTATGTATCGCACCGACGAGCTCGATAGCGGGTGTGCAACCCCATAAGCTAAGCGCGACTTCTTTCATCGTTCTGACGTCACGCTCATTCAAGTAATTCCACGGAACATCAATATCCGTTCGCTCAAACGCTGTTTTCAGGATCGTGCAATCAAACGACGGGCCATTCGTCCACACCTCTAACGTTTTCAGGCTTTCAGCGTTATCTGTCAGCCAGTCGCTAAATGCGCTGAGTGCGCCCCAAATCGGGGTAGCATCATCACTAATTAATTCAGCGCGGGCGTCTGATGACTGGCGCAGCCACCACTTGATAGTGTCGCCGTCTGGCACTGCGCCATTCAGCATGTCGTTTTCAAAATCGACGCGACAGTAAAACTGCTCACCCAATTCACCTGTCTTAGGGTTGAAGAACACGGCACCAATGGAGCAAATTGGCGCGTTAGGGTTTGCCCCCATCGTTTCGATATCAATCATGACGTTGTTCATGCGATGATCTCCTGCGCTGAGTGCTCAAAACGGTCAGCTTCTTTGCGCAGCAGCTCGATAATCTCAGGCGCGGAATACTCTTTTTGCTGAAAGTGGACAGTCAGCGCAGAAAGACGCAGAGCAAACGAGAAATGCTGGTCTTTCTTTTCGTCCAGCCGTGCGTTTCTCATCAACTCCAACAGTGCGCCATTGTCGGCGACCGTGCTTGTGGTACGGCGTGTTTCGATATTTCTCATGATGGTTTTCCTGTTTTTAGGTAATACGAATCCCCAGCCGATAGAGGCTGTAAAAAAGAAAGGCGTATTACGGGTTAATTAACGGATTGGTTTTCGCTTTGTTCCGCTTCTGGTTCGGAACGGTTGATAACAAACACGCTACGGCCAAAATGACCAGGCTGAAACGCGGCGGTTTTCTCATACAGATGTCGCAGTCTTAACACGCCATTCCACAACACACGACGCTGATTAGCGTCAAAGTCAGCCCAGTTATAGGCAACGTGACTTTTCCCCAGCTTAGGGCGGCAATGTAAGATCAAATCCTCACGTTCGCGTTGGCTGGCTGATTCCCAAAACAATTGGGCGGGGTTATCTGTTCCCGAAATCAGGCGGCGCATGGCCTTTAGCGGTTCGGGCAACTCACGAGCATCATGGTGCATGATTACCCCCTAACCCCGATCAAGCGACGCCACAACGAGCGGCGCGGTTGAGCTGGCATATATGGCTTTTTACTCCACGGTGCAAAGTAGGCTTGCGCGGGTGTCGGCTGTACGCGCTGGCCGTTTGGCAGTTCTAACCAGCCATTGCCGGATGGCAGCTGCGGTGATGCAGATTGGCTAGTGAGTAAACGAGCAATAGAAATCATAGTGTTACCCCTCTTACGCTAATACCGGCATGGCTGAACTCAGCACGTCTACCGCTGCGGCCATCATCGGCGTGGATTGGAATCGGGCTTCAACAGAAAGCACAATCAGCGACAGATTACGGATTGCGCTGTTTGCGCGGTGAAGAATGACGTTTTTACGCGCCTGAGACATTGGAGCACTTGAAACCGCTTCCCCAGCGATCGCGCCCACGTCCGCCGTAGCGCTCAACGCGAACAGCGGCACATTGTGTGAACTGGCTTCATTGCGTGGCACAGATGGCAGGCAGTTAATCTGCGCCAGAAGGCCATCCAGTAAACCAGCGTCTTCCGTGTGATTGGTAATGGCTAGCAGGTCATCACACGTTAAGCGGTGCGGCTGCTCAGGGTTCAGCTTGTTACGCAGCACTTGAGAACGCACACCGATTGCGGCAGCGACGTCTTCAAGGTTGTGTGCCAGCGCGAACGCTCGGCAAGCGGCATCAAAGTGGGAATGTTTGGATAGTTGATAGTCAAACATGGCCGCAGTTCCCTATTGGGTACAAGATGGCTCACGGCCAACAATGATTTGAAAGCGGTTATGCCCCAGCGCCTGGCGTGTCTGCCGTTCGATATATTTCAAGTAGTGAATGGCCACGCGCCCGTTTTTGTGCGCCTTTTTGTCTTGATCAAGTATTCCCTTTTCGCACCATGACCGCACAGTGCGCACTTTCACGCCCTGTAGTTCGCTGAACTCCTTAGGCGTCACTTTGGCCTTTGGGATATAAATTGAAATCGTCGTTGCCATAAGGCATATTCTCCTGTTTGTACGCATCGAGTTAACACCTCTTGTACACAAGGTCGCACTTGGGTACGAGCAAAAGATAGAGGCACGGGCAATCAATGTCAAACAATAAAATCTCAACTGAGATCAAGTTAACCCCGCATGAGGGTGGTAGAGAAGCGATTTCACGCCTAATCGAAGCCTATGGGTATACCTCACGTCAGCAACTTTGCGATCATTTGGGTATATCAAAAAGCACTCTTGCGAACAGGTTTTTGAGAGATACCTTCCCTTTTGATTGGGTAATTCTGTGCTCAATTGAGACCAAAGCGTCACTTACCTGGCTGATGACTGGCAATGGCCCAGCTTTCGATCCAAAAGAGTCTGATGTGGAGCGTATTAACAACATAAAATTAATTGATGGCATTACCCATCCCGCAAGTTACACGTTGTTTGATTTATCATTTCTGAAAAAAGACTTAAAAAAACCGATTCAATTAATCGATGTGAATAATAAATATATTCTTGAGACTTCCTTCACTGATATTAATGATGGGTTATGGCTGGTTGAAATTGATGGAATCACCAGTCTAAAAAAAATATCCAGAATCCCTAATAAAAAAATAAGAATCAGCGATGAACAAATAACATTTGAATGCGACATTGATGATATAAAAGCTATTGGCCGCGTAGCCATGACAATAAGTTATAGTTAAGGTTTAAAACGTGACCGTCAGAAAGAAAGATGATGGAAAGTGGCTATGTGAGTGCTATCCATCAGGCCGAAATGGTCGCCGCGTTCGCAAACAATTTGCGACAAAAGGAGAAGCGATCGCCTTTGAAAAACACATTATGTCTGAGGTGGATAGCAAGCCGTGGCTCGGAGAGCGAGAAGATAACCGGACACTAAGCGAACTCATCAAATTATGGTATGACGTTCACGGCGTAACCCTTTCCAGCGGTATATCAAGATTACAAAAGCTCAGCATAATATGTGAGTCGTTGGGTGATCCCATTGCTTCCAGCGTCACAGGCAAGGATGTAGCCGAACACCGCAAAAAGAGACTCGCGGGAGAAGTGTACAGAAAAGATAATAATATCTTTCTGAAACCTGCATCGCTTAGCACTATTAATCTGGAATGCACAGCTCTTACTACTGTATATAATCGCCTTAAAAAACTTCAATACATTAAATATCAAAATCCCATTCAAGACTTAGATCCGTTTAAAGTCAAACAGGGTGAATTATCTTTTCTTAGAGGCTCTGAGGTTAAGGCGTTGCTTGATGCTTGTGATAGGTATGGAAATCAGGATTTAACAACCGTTGTAAAAATCTGTCTTAGCACAGGGTGCCGATGGAATGAAGCGGCTTTGATGACTGGCACACAGATCATCCCATATAGAATAACGTTCATTCACACAAAAAGCGGTAAAAACCGAACCGTTCCCATCACCAAAGAACTGTATGACAGCATTCCTAAGAAACGTGGCCGCCTGTTCGAGAATGTCTACAAGCGCTTTAAGTCAGTGCTGAAAATGGCAAAAATCACGCTACCTAAGAACCAATTCACTCACGTATTAAGGCATACGTTCGCTAGTCACTTTATGATGAACGGCGGGAATATCCTCGTATTAAAGGAAATATTGGGGCATTCTGAAATCACAATGACAATGATTTATGCTCATTTTTCGCCCAATCACTTAGAAGATGCAACCACGAAAAATCCAGTTGTAGCCCTCGGTGACTAG